ATAATCTGGAGATCTATGCTACAAAAGATAGGGTTTCAACCTGGTATAAACAAACAAATTACTGCGACAGCTGCAGAAGGTCAGTGGATAGACTGTGATAATGTCCGTTTTAGATACTCTACACCTGAGAAGATAGGTGGTTGGAAACAGTTAGGCGCTGACAATGTTACAGGTGCAGCAAGAGCACTACATCAATTTACAAATAGTGAAAGTAGAAAATACTCTATCATAGGAACAAATAGAATTTTATATGCATACTCGGGTGGTGTGTTCTACGACATACACCCAATTAAATCTACAAACACACTTACTAATGCTTTTAAGACAGCCAATGGGTCAACTGAAGTTACAATAAACTTTTCTACTGATCATAATATACAAGCAGGAGACATTGTCTTATTAGATAACTTTTCATCTATTACAGATTCAAACTTTGGTGCATCAGATTTTGATGACATAAGATTTATGGCAACCACAGTGCCAACATCAAGCACGATTACAATAACAATGCCATCAGCAGAAACAGGATCTGGAACGGGAACTTCTTTTTCAGGCGGTGTTAGAGTTAGACACTATTATCACGTAGGTCCTGATGTACAAGCAAAAGGTGATGGTTGGTCACTTGGATCTTGGGGTGGAGAAGAAGTTGGAGCTTTTACTACAGTTTTATCTGCAGATATAAATGCAGTTACAACAACAATAACTTTAAATGATACATCACAACTACCATCGTCAGGAGACAGTTTTATTTTAATAGGAACAGAAGAAATACAATACACAGGGATTTCAGGTAACACCCTAACAGGTGTAACAAGAGGTGTGAGAAACACCACAGCAGCATCTCACTCTGCTGGAGCCACAGTTACAAATACATCAGGTTTCGTAGCGTGGAACCAATCAGCAACAGGAGATTTAACACTAGAACCCGGTATGTGGTCTATTGATAATTTTGGTGATAAAGCTATTTGTTTAATCGTAAATGGTGAAGTGTTTGAGTGGGATTCAACAGCAACAAATGCTACATCAAATAGAGCTACTATTATTACAGGCGCACCTACAGCATCAAGACACATGCTCGTATCTACACCAGACAGACACTTAGTATTCTTTGGTACAGAAACTACAATTGGTACAAAGTCTACACAAGATGATATGTTTGTAAGATTTTCTGATCGAGAAGATATTAATACTTATACAGCTACAGCAGACAATACAGCGGGTGCACAAAGACTGGCCGACGGATCACGAATCGTGGGAGCCATTAGAGGTAGAGATGCAATATATGTATACACAGATACAGCTTTATTCTTACAAAGATTTGTTGGTCAACCATTTACATTTGCCTTTGTGCAGGTTGGAACTAACTGTGGACTAGCAGGTAAAAATGCAGTTGTTGAGGTGGATGGTGCAGCGTATTGGTTTTCAGAAAATGGTTTCTTTAGATATGCCGGTGCTCTAGAAACATTACCTTGTCTTGTAGAAGATTTTGTATACGACGATATAAACTTGGAACACGGTAACCAGATGATAACGGTAGGACTTAACAACTTGTTTGGTGAAATTATGTGGTTCTACCCAACAGCAAACTCTTCAGTTGTAAATAGAATGGTTTGTTATAATTACCAAGACTCATCGCCAAGAAGACCTATATGGACAGTTGGTACATTAGCTAGAACAGCGTGGGCAGACTCCGCTGTATTTGGTAGCCCGCATGCACTAGAGTATGATGCAGATGGTGTGGAAGGAGCTACATCATCTACATACGTGCAGGGTAATACAGATGGTATATCAACATACTATCAACACGAAACAGGGACTGATCAAGTCAAAGGTGGAACAGTAACGGCTATTACAGCAAACATACTGTCAGGAGACTTTGACATTACACAAAGAGTTATTAGAGGCGCACAAACTAATATTGCAGATCTTAGAGGTGATGGTGAGTTTATGATGAAGATAAGAAGATTCATACCTGATTTTATTTCACAAACAGGTTCAACTAGAGTTACGTTAAATTTAAAAAACTTTCCAAATGATACAGCTGCAAGTTCATCACTTGGACCTTTTGATGTTACATCTAGCACGCAAAAAGTAGATACAAGAGCTAGAGCTAGAGCGATTGCTCTTAAAGTAGAAAATACAAGCACATCTCAAGACTGGAAATTAGGCACATTCAGGTTAGATGTACAAGCGGATGGTAGAAGATAATGGCAAAGATAGTACAAGTATTAACAAGACCTAGTGAAGAATATAAACAAGCTGTAGCAGATGCACAGGTTAGAGATCTTGACGGTGTAATACAAAAATTAAATACGACGTACCAACAAGAATTAAAGGATGAGGTTGAAGCGTTCAACCTCTTTATAAATTAATGGCAAATAATTTTATTAATAAAAAAGCAGATTTAACAACCACAAATCTTACGACACTGTACACAGTGCCATCGTTTAAAACATCTGTGGTTAAATCAATTTTAGTATCTGAAGATGCAGGATCAGGAGCTAGTATTACAGTGACCTTAGTGGACGCATCGTCAAACATATTTAGCTTATTTAAAAGCAAAGCTATATCTTCAAATGCTACAACAGAGCTGTTAACACAACCTCTTGTTATGGAGGCAGGTGAGGCTTTGAAAGTCCAAGCTAGTGATGCAAACGAATTGCATGTCATAGCTTCAATCTTAGAAATACAGCCAAGAGAGGTAGCAACATAATGGAAACAATAAAACCAGAGAAGATAATAACAACCATATCTAACCTAAAAACAGGTGAAGTATATAAGACAGAGG